TGCAGCGCCAGTCAGATCTGATCGCGCGACTCGACGCAGATGGCGTGGTGCTGTACACAGACAAAGGCTACGCATACGCGCACCCTGCTGCTGGTATGCTCACAACGACCGAGCGCGAGATCGCACGGTGGTGCTCACTGCTCGGCCTCACGCCGACAGATCGCACACGACTCGGCCTAGCGATGGTGGAGGGTAGATCAAAAGTCGACGCGTTTCAGAGGCGAGTCAACGAGGCCTAGACGGTTGGCCACCACGGTGGCTGACTCCGACATCGCCTGACGATCTCGCGCGCTCACTCGGCGACATCGTCGCTGACTTCGCTGAGGCACTGGTGCCGATCGCCAAGGATTCGATCGCTGGTCGATCAGGCGAACCGATCAGCCTGCGTGGCTGGCAGCGGGAGATGCTGCGCCATGCACTGGCGCGTCGAGATGACGGCAGGTTCGCGCATAGTGTCTACCTGATCGGCATCGCACGCAAGAACGGCAAGACATCGCTGGCCTCAGTGCTGCCGCTGTTTTTCGGCCTGTATGGCGACCACGGTGGCGAGATCTACAGCGCGTCAGCGACGCGCGATCAGGCGCGACTTGTCATGGCACACGCGAAGCGCGCAGTCGAGATGCAGCCTGAGTTCGCGGGGCGCATCCGAGTCTACCGTGACGCGCTGGAGTTCACCGAGACTGGCACGACATATCGTGCGCTGTCATCCGAGGCGTACAGCAAGGAGGGTCTCAGTGCGACGCTGGTCATCGCAGACGAGTTGGCAGCATGGCCATCACGCGATCTGTTTGATGTGCTGTCGCTGTCTATGGGTGCGCGACGATCGCCACTCATGGTGGCGATCACTACGGCTGGCACGCGTACAGACTCGACTGGCACAGACAGCATCGCCTTCACCCTGTATCAGTTGGCACGCCGCCGCATCGCTGGTGAGCATGACGACACCACGCTCGGCATGGCGTGGTACGAAGCAGGCGAGGGTGCGTATCGCGACTCGACGCGCTGGCATGAGGCCAACCCTGCGCTACTATCCACGCCGCCGATCCTGTCACGCGACGACCTAGAGTCTGCATACAAGCGCACGCCAGAGGCCGAGTTCAGGATCAAGCGCCTCAACGAGTTCGTGGCCGCAGACACTGCGTGGCTACCTGCTGGCGCGTGGGATGCATGCGGTGACACAGCGCTCGCACTGCAGCCACATGATCAGGTGGTGATTGGGTACGACGGATCGTTCGCCTCAGACTCGACAGCAATCGTTGCATGTCGCACCAGCGACGGTGCGCTGTTTGTCATCGGTCATTGGGAGAGACCACTAGACGATGCGCACTGGCGTGTACCGATCGAAGAGGTCGAAGGTGCCATGCTAGATCTGGCCATGCTGTATGATGTAATCGAGATCTGTTGCGATCCATTTCGGTGGCAGCGCAGCATGGAGGTCTGGAGATCAAACGGCCTGCCAGTCGTGGAGTTCAACCAAACGCCACAGCGAATGGTGCCTGCGACTGCAGCCGTATACGACGCAGTCGTACAGTCGAGACTGCGACATGATGGCGATCCACGACTGACCCGCCACATCGCCAACGCCACGCCGCACTATAGTCGGCATGGCGTGATGCTGCGAAAGGGTCGCGAGTCGAATAAGAAGATCGACCTCGCAGTCGCAGCAATCATGGCGTGGTCGCGCGCGATGACTATCAGTACGCCACCAGCGGTGCAGCCTGCACCGCCTGTGTCGCTAATCAGTCTGTGAGGTAACGCATGGGTATCGTCGATCGTCTACTCGGGCGCACCGAGGCACGCGTCGCTGGCGGCAACTGGTTTGCTGCTGGATTTGATCCGATCATCAACAGCGCTGGCGTGAAGATCACCGAGGAGAACGCGACGAGCATCGCGGCCGTATACGGTGCAGTCAATCTGTACGCCAACACGATCGCCAGTCTTCCAGTCGGTTGCTACATCCGCGAGCGTGGTGTGCGTCGACCAGTGACACGACCGCGATGGTTGGATCAGCCGATGCCAAACAATCCAAACCTGACTGGATTTGATTTCCGTCATCGTCTGATCTCGTCACTGTTGATCGACGGCAACGCGTTCATCCTTACACTGCGCGATGATCTCGGCGAGGTCGTTGAGGCGCGTGTACTAGATCCGCGACTCGTCGAGGTGAAGATCGCACCTGATGGCACGCCGACATATATCGTCGGCCAGCAGCATCTCGGCGCAGACTACATCGTACATATCACACTCTTCCCTACATCCGAGGGTCGAGGCCTGTCACCAGTCGAGCATCATCGCACCACACTAGGTCTGGCGAAGGCCACTGAGACCTACGCTGCCAAGTTTTTTGAGCAGGGCGCGCAGGTCGGCGGCATCGTGAAGGTCGCAGGCGAACTGACGGCCGATCAGGCAGACCAGTTGCGCACTGCGTTTGCACGACGACACGAAGGCCTCTCAAACGCACACCGTGTGGCGGTGCTGACAGGCGGCGCTGATTTCACTCCGATCGCCATGAAACTGACTGACATGGATCTGATCACGCAGATGCGCTGGTCAGTAGAAAACATTGCGCGCATCTACGGCGTACCACTGCATCTGCTGCAGCATCCATCGAGCGGTATGTCGTACGCATCAGTTGAGGTCGTCAGTATCGAATGGCTGCGCTTGGGTCTGCAGTCACTAATCGCCAGAGTAGAGGCTGGCCTGCAGCGACTCGTCGTCGGCGAGACGACCTTCATCAAGTTCAATGTCGACTCACTGCTACGATCCACGACGACCGAGCGCTACGCCTCTTACCAGACGGCACTGCTGTCTGGCTTCCTCAGCATCAACGAGGTTCGCGCGCTCGAAGATCGACCGCCTGTCGAGGGTGGCGATGAGTACTGGAAGCCACTCAACATCGGCGTACTCGGCGCACCACCTGAGACACCAGCACCATGAGTGTCGAGATCTGGGATATCGACGGCACGCTGACGACGACAGGCGACACGCCACGACAGGATGCCATCGACTATGTACGCAAGGATGCGGCCGAAGGCACGACCATTGTCATCGTCTCGGCGCGGCCGATCTCGCGACTAGATGAGACACGCGCATGGCTAGAGGCCAACGATGTGCCGCATGCTGCGCTGTATCTCAACGATCTGGCAGACGGCACCGCACCAGCCGTGGAGTTCAAGAAATACAAGTTCGAAAAACTGATCGAGCAGTACGGTGCAGATGAGATCGGCTACATCGTCGACAACGACGCTGACATCCGCGACATGGCACGATCGTTAGGTCTGACTGCGTATACTGTAGACGAGGTCATCTCGGCCGAGGCCGAGACTGACGATGAGTCACCAGATGAGGTGGCACCACGCGCTGCGATCTCAGTGCCGCAGTACATGCGCACCGCCGCAGCAGAGGGTCTGCGCTGGCACGACGAGGGTCGCAGCGGTGACGGCCTACAGCCTGAGACTGTCAGTGCGGCACGCGACATGGTCGACGGTGTGATCACTGAGGCCAAGGTGGTACGCACAGCGGCATGGATCAGACGACATCGTGGCGACTGGTCATCAGACAAACCACAGAACGCAGACCGTGATCATCCAGACTGGCCACAGGCTGGTGCAGTGGCGGCAATGCTATGGGGTGTCAATCCAGCAGACGCACGGTCTGCTGATCAGGTGCTGAGATGGTGCGATGGCATCATCGGCACGATGAGCGCAAGGAGTGACGAGATGCAAAACTACGAACGACGCGCAGTGACGATCGGCGAGTTCAGAGTCGAGACGACAGACACTGGCGACAAAACATTCAGCGGATATGCAGCGCTGTGGGCGCAGCCATCTGCTGGCCTACCGTTTCACGAGCAGATCGCACCGCGCGCCTTCCAGCGCACACTGTCACGCGTCGCCGCTGGTCAGTCTGTGGTGAAGTTTTTGCACGGCCACGATGAGTCGAAGATGCTGGCATCTACTGCCAGTGGTCGACTGCGTCTGACCGAGGATGAGACAGGCCTACATGTGGAGGCACGACTAGATCCTGCAGACCCTGACGCTGCTGCGGTCATCAGCAAACTAAACAACGAGGCCGCAGCGATGGGGATGTCGTTCGGCTTCCTAGTGCCGCGCGGTGGTGAGTCGTGGTCTGGCGATCAGCGCACCATCACTGAGGCGCGACTACTCGAGGTCTCGATCCTGAGTGGTCACAATCCTGCGTACCCTGCGACCATTGGTCTGTCGGCTGTACGCCACCTCACGCAGTCGCGACTCGGCATCGACGCCGAGCGGCTGATCACTACGCTCGATCTCATCCGCAGCGGTCAGGATCTGACCGACGAGGATGTCGAGGTACTGGAGACCGTGAAGGAGAAACTGGCACCACGCGCTGGTACTGACCCGTCAGTGCTGGCACTGCGCCATCGACTCGCACGGCTACAGGTACAGGCTGACTGATCCACGAAGTTACCGACACGCTGCGCTCGGCGCACACCCTCGGCTGACGATCCCGATCACGGCAGCAGATAGTCAACCCAATAGCAGATAGGAGATACACGATGAGTGACAACAACGCACTGCACGACAAGCGTGCTGCACTGCTGGCACAGGCCAGCGAGATCTACGCGACGGCCGCTGAGGCTGGCGCACCAGTATCGACCGAGGATGAGGCACGCTTCACCGCGCTCGAGACTGAAGCCAAGACGATCGACGCTGCGATCCGCGCTGGCAAGGCTGCCAACGAGGCACGCACTGCGGCTGACGCTGCACGCACCGCTGTCGCACCTGCGCTCGCGCAGGCCGTGACCGCGCCTGTCGCTGCTGACGAGGCTGCTGAACTTCGACGCATCGGCCGCCACGGTGGCGAACTCTCATATGAGATGCGCGACATCTCAAAGGGGTCGAACTTCACAGGCCGCACTGACTTCGCGACGACTGTCGCTGTCGCTGCTGGTCAGGTCAACCCTTTCCTCAATCCAGATGTCGTCACGGTCTTCCGCAAGACTGATGGATCGCCGATTGGTTTCCCTCGCACAACCGCGCTCGGCACTGCCGCCGCGATCTCCGAGGCTGGCCAGTACACCGAATCAGACGGCACCAACTCGACCTTGACGCTCACGCCTGCTAAGTATGGTGTGCTCGTTCAAGTATCCGAGGAGGTCATCGCCGACACTGGCATCGACATCTCGGCGTGGATCGCCGAAGCCGCAGGCCAGTCTGTTGGTGTCGCACATGGTGCAGTCGCTGCACCTGCTGTCGCTGCTGCTGCCACGGTAGGCAAGCAGGGTGCAGCCGTCACGCCAGCCTTCGTCGATATCATCGACTTGGTTTACAGCGTGCGCGAGCAGCATCGACGCGCGCCGAAGCGCGGGTTCATGATGAACGACACTGCGCTCGCCGCAGTGCTCAAGATCGTAGACGGTCAGTCACGACCGATCTTCGAGGCAGGCAAGAACGGCCAGCCTGACACGATCCTCGGTTACCCTGTCTACAGCGCAGCGCTCGCCGACAACGGCGACGAGGCACTGTCGATTGTCTTCGGTGACCTCGGCAAGATCGTAACCGTCGTCGCAGGTGGTGTCGACATCCGCAGCAGCGCAGATTTTGCGCTGAATTACGGTCTCGTCACCTATCGCGTAGGCGTGCGTGGCGCGACTGGCCTGCTGCTTCCGAGCGCAGTCAAGTCGTTCAAGGGTGCCAATGTCTAATCAGTCGCGAGACTGATCAGATCCGCAGCGGTGGTCGACTAGCGTCGGCCACCGCTGCACCACACATGAGGTGACATATGCGACAGGTGAGACTACTACTACAGATGGCAGGTGACCGCGATGGTCGACCGTGGCCGCCTGTTGGCGCAGTGATCGCACTGCCAGATGATGAGGCGCGATGCCTAGTCGTCAACGGTTATGCGCGCTATGTCACCACGGCCGTCGAGGCCGAGCAGGCTGTCGCACAGCCAGTCGCTGAGACAGCAGCGATCACAACGCGACGACGCGCGGTCGTAGCACCAGTCGATGCAGACGACGACACCACGACGGCTGGTGTCTGATCATGTCATATGCAACACTGGCACAGTTCAAGGAAGCACTACAGATCACAGACTCGTCGCAGGATACTGCGCTGCAGGCGGTGCTAGATGCGACCGATGACCTCATCGACAATTTTTGCGATCAGGCTGTTGGCTTCGGCAAGACTGCATCACAGACCCGCTACTACACAGCAGACCATCTGTACTACTGCCTCACTGATCCGATCTTCAGCGTGTCGTCGATTGCTACAGACGACGATGCCAACGATACCTACGAGACGACATGGTCTGCGACTGACTACATCCTCGCGCCAAAGAACGCACCACTGGATGGCGACCCATACACAGAGATCGACACCAGTCTGGCTGGTCAGCGATCCTTCCCACTCAGCCTAAATGGCGTGCGCGTGATTGGTGTCTTCGGCTGGCCATCCGTGCCGAGCGCGGTTGTGCAAGCGGCACTGATTCAGGCGGGTGCTGTTTGGTCATCGCGCAGCGCACCCTATGGCGTTATTGGTTCGACCGAACTCGGCGGCATCATGCGCCTGTCGCGTGCGCTGCACCCCGAGGCGCAGGTACTGCTCGAGCGCTACCGCTCACGCCTCGGCCTGATCGGCGGCTGAGATGACCGACAACGATATCCTCGACGCACTGGCAGCGCACATCGACGCGCTGACACCACCTGCTGGCCTGACACTGCGGCAGGTATACACGACACCACCATCGACACTGGCCGTCACACCATCGCTGGTGCTGATGCCAGCAGACGACAGCGTGACCTACGGTAGCGGCAATCGCACCGTGACGCTGACGGTCAATGCGACCCTGTACCTACAGCCGACCACAGCGGCGACGCTGTGGTCTGACATCTACGCATGGCGTGCGTGGATGCGTGGCCTAGTCACAGGGTCTGTCAGACTCGACGGTACTGCTGCACAGGCGGTGGTCTCGTCGACATCCATCGGCACAGATCAGTGGTCAGATATTGACTTCGCGACTGTGACCGCAGCAATCACGGTGACGGTATTTGAGGCCGTCGCCTTCACGGCATAGATAGGGAGACTAGAGATGACGATTGGTACTAAGGCACTGACCCGCATCGCGACTGCAGTGCAAACAGATTTCGACACGGCCGCGACCTTCGGTGCATCGACTGGCGACCTACTGCCAGTAGATGCGCTCGGCGTGGTAGATCTAGGCGTGACGGTCGACTTGGGTGAAGACCTCACCGTCGGCCGACGCACCACAGTGCAGAGTGGCCGAGTAGCGGTCGTCGGCAAGAATCCAGTGGTGACGATCGGCGAGTCGGCCGCATCGCTGCGCACGCTGCCGTATACGCTCTGGTCACTAGGCGCGACCAAGACTGGTGCGTCTGCACCGTATACCTACACATGGTCACCAGCGCAGACCACACTCGACACGCTGGTCTATCAGTCGCTGTTGGCTACTGATGGGATCCAGAAGTATCAGGTGACTGGCGCAGTGCCTACTGAGTTCACGATTGGCGCTGATGCCACCGCGCTGATGACGCATGGTGTGACGCTGGCCTGCAAGTCGATCGCGACCTCGGCTGGCACCTTCCCGACCAACATCGAGGCGCAGCCGACGCTGTCTGGCCGTCTGCTAAAACTGACGACCGACACGAACTTCCCTGACAAGGCTGGCACAGGTGCGACCGACTACGATCACCTGTTGTCGTTTAGTCTGTCAGTGACGACTGGCGCGGCTGTAGTCAACGCGCTCGACGGCACGCTCGTCGCAGCGACGGCTGGCCTCACTGGCGCACTAGATGCAACACTGACGCTGACCGTAGTCAGCAACGCAGCAGCCATCGCAGATGGCGGCTGGGGGATCGACGAGATCGGCGAGCAGCGCTTCCTGCGCATCTACGGCACCGCCGCATCAGGCACGGCCTACGGTGTGTGGATCTTGGGTTCATGGGTCATCGAGTCAGTGCAGCCAATCGCTGCTGACAACGAAGGCATCGTGACCAACGAGGTGACACTGCGACTGGCGCTCGACGCGACCAGTGGCAAGTCACTAGAGGTCATCGTGGATTCGCCACTGCCTGCAGTAGAGTAAGCGATGTGGCCAGCCGACTGTCTCGGCTGGCCACACCCGCAGCAGTGGAGGTAACACATGGCAGTACGACGAGTCGAACTAGATGGTGACTACACAGGATGGTGGTGCGAGATGCGCGCTGATGTCAGCGCTCGCATCCTGATCGACCTCGAGTCTGGCAAGGCCGATCGCGCGATGTCAGCCTTCGGCCGACTAGTACTCGCGCACAACTTCCGTGGCCTCGACGGTGAGGCGACCGCTGATGTACTCGACGCACCTATTGGTGCGCTCATGCAGGCGGTGCAGCGCTGGAGTGAGGCGCAGACCCTAGACCCCAAGTAGCGCTCGCAGCGCGCAGGATGGCGGTTGGTCAGCGGATCAAGCCACCACCTGAGATCATCTACCACCTGCTTGGCGAGCGGTTTGGCATGTGGCCAGATGATGTCGCCGACAGGCCAGTCGACGAGGTACTGCGAGCGTATCAGATCATGGCAGCACTACAGCCGAACGAGAAGAGGTAGCGTATGTCGCGAGCGTCACTAGAGACACGCATCACGATCGCGCCATCGTCTGGCTACTACAAGACCGAGATGGCCTTCCTCGAGATGTCGCAGCCAACGCTGTGGCGACGCATCCTAAATCTCGCAGCGCTCAACGCTGCGGCGACGATGCAGAAGCCTATGCGTGACGCTGCACCGCGCGGCCGCACTGGCCGACTCGCCGCTGCAGTCAAGGCACGACGCGCTCGGATCAACCCACCTGCTGCGGTCGTAGGTGTGAAGGCTGGCGCTATGCGTGGCGACATCAAGGGTGCGTGGTACCGCTGGTTCGTTACCAGTGGCCGACGACCACGCACTGGCACGCGAGGCCAGCAGATCAGTGGCGTGTCAGCGCGACCGTTCGTATCGCAGATCTCATCTGACCCATCGCGACAGCAGCGCGCACTAGAGGCCTACGGTGACACGGTCGTGGCCTACTTCGAAAACTCGACCTTCCGTGACACCGTGCTGAAGTTTAGGAGACGATAGATGGCAGACCGATCAGTCAACTTCGCGATCTACGCTAGAGATGCTGCGTCGAAGGTCTTCAAAAATCTGCAGCGTAATATGCTCGGCCTGCGTGGCGCAGCGAAACAGATCGGGTCTGACCTACGCATGCTCGGCCTCGGCATCGCTGGCCTCAGTGCTGGTCTGATCGCGTTTGGTGTCAGCGCTGTGCGCGCTGCCGTAGCAGACGCAGCAGCCACGGCCAAACTAACGCAGGCGCTGACGGCGCGCGGCATGGCGACAGAAGCAAACCTCGCAGCCATCAACGACATGATCATCGCTGGTGCGCGTCTCGCATACACAGATGACGAGGTGCGTGGATCAGTAGAGGCCGCCACACGCTTCACCAAAAACTTCGCGGCAGCGCAGCGCATCAGCACCGTGGCGATGGATCTCGCGCGCACCACTGGCATGACGCTCGATGATGCGACGGTCGCAGTAGGCAAGGCATATCAGGGCAACGGTAGCAAGTTGCTGACACTGCTCGGCATCCAGACGAAGGATGCGAAGGGTAAGAAGATCCTCGTCAAGGGTAACGCTGCACTGGCCGCGATCCTCGGCAAGGTCAGCGGCGCAGCAGATGCATACGCGCAGACGACGGCAGGTGCGTTCGGCGCACTGCAGATCAGCCTCGACGAGACGAAGGAGTCAATCGGCGCAGCGCTCGAACCTGCTGTCGTAAAACTGCTCACGCGTCTGCGACCACTACTCGACAGACTGACGCAGCAGATCAACGACAACCTGCCACAGATCGAGCGCTTCGCCACACGCATCGCTGACAAAATCGCTGACCTCGCGCCGCGACTCGTCGGCTTCCTCGAGCGCACTGCGCCGAAGATCGCCAAGTGGCTGGGTGATGGCAAGAAATCGCTGGGTGATTTCGGAGACACGGCCGAGGATCTGTTTGGTAAGAACGGTCGACTGACCGTCGCGCTCGCCGCGATCGGCGCAGCCTTCCGTGGTCTCTCTGGTGCGATCGCTGGTGCGCTCACGGCACAGGGTGTCGATCCGATCACGGCCTACCTGATCGGCGCAGTAGGGTCTGGTGTGATCACTGGTGTGCTGTCTGGTCTGGCCTCGACAGCCGTCACTGCAGCCATCGCTAAGTTCGGTGCGTCTATGCGTACTGCTGCGACTGTGGCGACCACACTGCCAGCAGTAGGCGCGGCACTGCCAGCAGTAGGCGCGGCACTGCCAGCGGCAGGCGCGGCACTGCCAGCGGCAGCAACAGCCGTTGGCGGCTTCGGTCTGGCCACTGTAGCGGCTGCGATCGCTGCGCCATTTGCGATCGCGCTCGGCCTCAAGGCTGCAGGCGTGAACGACATCGCAGTGTCTGGCGTACCTGCTGATCTACTCGCTGCATACAAGGCTGGTAACTCTGCACCGCTACTAGGCAGCACAGGCACATCTGCAAATCCGATGAACGACAAGTACAGCGTGCAGGTATATCTTGGCGCAGACTCTGTCGCTGATCCACTAGAGAAGATCATCGTCGACCGCATCAAGGCTGGCGGCGGCAGCGGCAACTACTAGAGATGGCTGTGCCGTTTACTCTGTACATCGACGGTGTCGACAGTGGTGCCGATCTGCTAGATCTGCCAGCGCCATCTGCGACGACCACGCCATATGTCGACATCAGCACGCTGTCACTGACGCAGGCCGCTGACGGTGGCGGGTCGTCTATGTCGTTCGACATCGTGCAGCGCGATACGCCTATCTCGGTTGGTGTCTATCAGCCGTGGTGGCGCAGCGGTGGTGTCAACGACAACGCACGCGTGCGATTCTATGACACGCGCCACAGCGCCAGCGTGCCGCTCTTCATGGGATATGTGACCAGCATCGAGGCGCGCCTGATGGCCAACGGTCTTGGCACTGTGGCGACTGTGACGGTCGCAGATCCGACTGGCTGGCTAGACAAGACCATCGTGCGGTCAGGTCGCAGCGGCACGACATACGGCCGAGTCTCTGGCGACTACGGGTTCGGCAGCAGCACGACCACAGACCAGACCTACATCAACGGCCTACTCGCCAAGGTCGCCACGCAGCAGTCTGATGCGACCACGCTGCAGATCCTCAACACCGCTGTGATCAGCGGCAGCACGCGCGCGATCTATGTCGGGTCTGCTGTCGCGCTCGGAGAGAAGCAGTCGTTCAAGGTAGGCACGCTGCGCAGCGCACTGGATCAGGTAGCGGCCGCAGCCAGCGGCGAGTCAGGCAATGCTTACCGCTACTACATCGACACGGTCGGCCGCCTGCATTACGAACCAGTCACCGCCGCGCCTACTGTGGCCACTGCGCCGATTGAGATCGTCACTGATCCCACAGAGGTGCGCACTGGTAGTGTCTCCGCATCGACGCGTGTGCTGGCGCGCGATCTGCGTGTGTCACTAGATCACGACCGCATCGTGAAGGGGATCTATGTTGCCTGCTCGTCGTCGTGGGATGACTACGATCGGCGCTGGTCGAAGTCAGGCGGTACGACACTGCGGTCAACCGATCCGTACTTCCGCACCTACACTGGCACCTACCCACAGACAGGCGCAGCGAAAACAGCGCGCAGTGGTGCGATCGCACATGAGGTCATCGACGCGTCACAGATCAACACGCTGTCACGACTAGATGCGATCGGCCGTCTGTCACGCGCTACCTTCAACACACGCAGCGCACCAGTTCGCAGCGTCACCTTCTCCATCGCTGGCAACGACCAGACACAGACATCGTCACCTGACTGGTCGCATGGCTACCTGCAGGGGTGGTGTGACAACGGCACGACGCGCGTGCTGACCACAGCGTGGCAGGCTGGCCAGTATGTCAAACTAAACGCACCAGCGCTCGGCCTGTCGTCTGCGATCCTGCGCATCGTGCGGATCTCGTGGCGCTTCGAGACTGGATCATACAACGCGCGTCTCGAGATTGAGTGTGAGCAGCGGCGTGGTAGCAGCAAGAATCTGCGCTACCTGCTAGGGAGTGAGTAGATGGATGCATACACGACTGGTGGCGCAGGTCTGTCATCAAGCGGTGGCGATGTCGTAGCCGACAATGGCGCGACGCTGGTGTCTGCCAACTCAAAGGGTGACGACTCGACACTGCTCGGCAGCGCAGCGCTGCGCGAGATTCAGGCTGGAGTGGCCAACGGTGATTTCGCGATCGCGCCTGAAGATCCACTCGCCACGATCACTGATGACAACGCGCTGCCGTACTGGTCGTTCACTGACACCAACAGCGCAGGTGCGATCACCTGCGCACTAGTCGCAAACGCGACGACAGCATCTGGCCGTGTGCTGCGCTGGTCTGTCGCGGGTGGTACGACGACAGGCAAGAGCGCGGTGCTGACGCGATACATCCCGATCGCAGGATCACGAAACAGATCGTTCGCCTACGCATCCGAGGCGCATCTGCTGACTGGCGGCAGCAACACCACTGCGTGTAGTCTCACCCTGTCGCTGTCATTTGTGACCAGTGCATATGCTGCCACTGGGTCAACGATCAGCGAGGCCGTGACCTTCACCGATGTTGCCACTGGCGCGCTCAATTTCGTACAGGTGCCACAGTGGGATCTACTCGCACCAGATCTCAGCGAGTGGCTATCGGTGACCGTGCCAGCAGATGCTGCGTACGCGAAGGTCACGATGACCGTATCTACCACCGCGACCGTATCTGCTGGCACCAAGACACTCGACTGCGCCGAGGTGCGCATGATGAGCGCAGGTGCTGGTCTCATCCTGCCAGACCTCAATGCACCAGCGACAGGTGCTGGTGCGATGTGGCAAGACGACGGCCGCATCACGATCGCACCAGTTATGTCGACGACCGATGGCACACGATCACGACTCGAACTAGACACAGCCATCTACATGACCGCACCACTAGGTGTCGAGATCACGACTGATGGCAGCGCGCTTGGCACACTGTATGCAAGCGATGTACACGACACCACTGGCGACCTGCAACTGATCGCCGAGGGTGGCGATGTGATCCTGCGACACGGTGTGACTAGCGGCACTACGCCGCGTCTGCTGTTTCGTGATGGCGCTGGCACCTACTACGGCGGCATTGGGATGACTGGCACAAACTCATTTAGGTTCTACAACGGCAGCACGACGAACGACTACGGCTACCTGCTGGCCGAGCGCATCTATCCGATGAACGGCACCACAGCCAGTCGCTACATCTACGACACAGGCACAGTCATCGGCATGTCATCAGGTATCGACCTCGCAGGATCAGTGACCTGTAGTGGTTCGATGGTCAGCGACGCGATCAGCACCACGACGCAGACAGCGTCTGCTGCGATTTGGGTGCTGTCATCTGGCACGACCTACAGCCTGCGTCGCAACTCGTCGTCGGCCAGATACAAGACCGAGATCGAGGATGTCGACGCTGTGGTGCTAGAGGCCGCGCGCCGCATCCGACCGCGTCACTACAAGTCGACGATCGCTGACGAGGATGGCGCGACGCGTCTCGGATTCATCGCCGAAGAGGTCGAGGCCGCTGGCCTGACGCACGCTGTTGGCTACGACTCCGAGGGTCGGCCTGAGTCACTCGACACCACTGCGCTGATCGCTGCGCTGTACGCGCGGGTCGATCACCTCGAGCGCAGGCTGGCCGCACTAGAGGCAGCGTCACGATGACGCAGGCGCAGACCGCTGAGATCATCCGCAAACTAGAGTCAGTCGACAGACGACTCGGCCGCATCGAGGCTGAGTTGGCCGAGACGCGCGGTGCGCTACGGCTGGCGCGCTTCATCGTCGCGCTGCTCGGCATCAGTGGCCTATCAGGTCTGGCCGCATGGCTGGCACAGAATCGGGGAGGGTGACCATGACTATCGACCGCATGCGTATCGTGACGCAACTAGACTCGACCGAGCGCAACGCGAAGGGTCAGACGATCATCGACGACTGCGCGCCATCCGCACTGATGGCCTGTGCCAACTACCTGACAGGCACCACCTACACCAGCGCTGATGGCGTGCGCATCCTGACGCGCGTCGGCCGCAAGGATGTGCAGGGTGTGCCTACGCCGACGAGTCTGGCACAGATCGTCAAGGCCGCGCCGCTGGTCGGCCTGCGTGCCGTCTATCCGAAGTCATGGCAGCAGGTCGTCGATGCGCTGCGCGCTGGCGGCACCGTCTTGGTCAATGTGCAGCAGCCTCGCGGCTACCCTGCCACCGTACAGATGAGCGCATGGCACGCGCGCTGGCAGCGCTACTGGTCGAAGCAAGACGCTGCGCATCTACGCGCTGGCTACGGCCACGCAACCGCTGCCTCGGCCTACGGTGACGGTGCGCAGTGGGGAGATCCGACCATGTCTGGCACTGGCCGCGAGACCTACGCTGTGCCTGTCTCATGGTCTGACCTACGGTCGATCGCATCCAGTAAGGGTGAGGCACCACACAAGCGCTGCGTACTGCTCACCGTGGCCGCACGCAAGCCAGCACCCGCACCAGTGCCTGCACAGCCAGTCGCGGTGGCTGTCGCACCTGTCACTCGACAGGCACCAGCGCGCCACGCTGTGACCGCCAAACCTGCGCCGAGGGTGCAGACATCACCGCAGGTTGACCCTGCCGCCGCGATCACCACACTGGCTGGTATCGTCGGCCGTATCACAGCCAGCAGGGGAGATGCAACCATGCGAGATCAGATCATCGCGGCAGCGCTCGACGCAACACAGGCCGCACTATCCACAGCGATCGCTGTCTTCCTCGGCCTCGGGGTGAGTATCTTCGACCTCACTGGAGATGGTGCCAAGGCCGTCGCGGCCTCAGCCATCAGTGCGGCGCTGCTGGTACTGCAGCGCTGGCTAGACGAAGACAACACAGCATACGGTCGACAGCGCAAGTAGTCGACTACTGGAGGCGGTATATGTCAGGTCTCGACGAGATGCACGCGATCGCGCTCAACGCACAGCGTGGCACGCCATGCTGGGTCAGATCCAAGACTCGCGGCCTATCTGCCGAGGATGCTGACACGCTCGACGCAGCGCTCGGCGACAGCGGCATCATGAGCAGCACGATCTCGACATGGCTGGATCGGCGCGGCGTACGCGTCGGCCAGCAGTCGATCGGCCGACACCGTCGCGGCGTGTGCGCGTGCGATCGTGGCTGACGACCTGCGGCTACTGGCCGAACTCGACGACCTCAAGGCCGCACACTCGCGAGCGCTGCGACGACTGGCGAAGCGTCAGGCCGACAGATCAGATCTGGTCGACGCTGTGTACCGTGCCAGTCGTGACGCGCTGGCTGGCATCACCATCTCACCAGTGCCGACACCGCGACCTGATCGGCGACGGCGCGGCCGAGAGACAGCGGTGCTGCATCTCAGCGACTGGCAGATCGGAAAGCACACCGCTGACTACAGCATCGACATTGCTGCACAGCGTCTAGATCTGCTGGCGAAGAAGGTGCAGCGCATCGTAGAGATCCAGCGTCTAGATCATCCAGTCGACGACATCGTCATCGCACTGACTGGCGATCTCGTTGAGTCTGACGGCAACATCTTCCCATCGCAGGCCTACGAAGTGGAGGCAGGCGGTCTGTACCTGCAGATCTTCCGTGGCGCTGAGATGCTCGCGACGATCGTGCGCCGCATGGCTGCGATCTTCCCACGCGTCACCGTGCGCGGTGCGATCGGCAACCACGGCCGCATCGGCCGAGCAGGTGACCACTCGCCAGAGTCAAACAGCGACGCGATCCTGATGCGTGTCGCAGCGCAGATGGTCGCAGGCGAGTCACGCATCGACTGGCGCGAGTCGCTGACACTCGGCGCACGGCACTGGTACGACACGGCCGAGGTCGCAGGTCAGACAATCCTGATGGTGCATGGCGATCAGTTTGGCCGAGCGCATGGCATCCCAAACATCTCGCAGAAGGCGACCGCATACGCCATGTCACTGACACCGTACCGTTACCTGTTGTACGGTCACCATCACCAGCCGTCGCGCATGACGCTGGCAGATGGTCGCATCACTGCATGGTGCGCGCCATCGCTAGAGTCTGGCAACCGCTTCGCGCAAGAGGTCGTCGGCGCTACAGGATCGCCAGCGCAGTGGCTACTGTTTCTCGATGACGCTGGCGAGGTGACTGGTGAGTATCTCGTACGACTCCGAGGCTGAGTCAGACGAGCGCTGCACATCATGCAGCGTCACGACACAGTGCTGGCGCTACGGCGAAGACATCATCGCGACGCTGCCTGATGGCACGCAGATCGTGGGGTACTACAGCATCTGTCACACCTGCATCTGGCAGGTCATCGCGGCCATAGACGACCTCATCTGACCCCCCCTGATAGGGGGGGTCTGCTGCCATTTCACGCTCAAATCAGGGGGGTGTAGACAGGGCGCAACAGGGGGTGTAGATTGCACAGGTCAGGCAAGACAGGTGGCCACTCGGCCACATCTGACATGGAGGTACAGGATGAAGGCAACGATCACGAACCAGATCGCACGCATCGTGAACGCAGGCGACCGCGCATGCGCCACATGCGGCCGATACAAGCACATCACAGGTGGTGCAGTCAGCGTGCGCATCTACCTGTGCGAGCATGCGGTGCTGCCAACTGAGATCGCGCTGGATGATGCGCGCATCGACTACAGCATGCACACACGCATCGCATCGCCAGAGTCGCAGGCCAACGGTGGCTACACCTGCACGACGATCGTCGTCAATCGCAAGGCTGCCATCGCAGCGCTGGCGGTGCGCTGATGTATCGCAGCAACTGGGATGAGGCCACCATGTGCGTCTGCTCGCGGAAGGTGCAGGGTCAGATGATCGCCTGCTACCAGCCAGCGACACATGTGGTGCAGTACCAGCGGGTCGACAAGACGGTGCGCATCTGCTCGGCACACGCCGCAGCAGTGACGCGCACAGGGTCATGGGATGGCGCGCGCGCGGCTGACTTCGTCACGCTGCGACGCTTGCCTGTAGCAGTGGAGGTCACACGATGAGCAGCACGAAGAGGATCACGGCAGACACGACGATCGAAGAGGTACGCGCGATGGCGGCCAGCCGTCGTCGCAGCGTCGAGCGGAAGGTCATGCGCGACATCCGCGAGCAGTGGGCGCTGCGCGCGAGCGCTGCGCAGACTGAGGCGGTCACCAAGACCAGCCTATGGCGCACGGTAGACGGTCGCAGCGACCGAGTCTGCGCTGACTGCCGCGATGAGATCATCACGGCAAATGGCCAGACGCTCGGCGACTGGATGGTCATCATCGAACTGGATGCGATCGACGCGATCGCAGGTCTGGCGCACTGCGACGCATGTGGCGCTGTCGTGCCAATGGCGGTGCGATCATGACTGAGACCTGCGAGATTCGCAGCGGTCACAACGGTGTCTTCGACTGTCAGAGGCCAGCAGTCGGCGCGTGGCAGTTCGATCATGCGTCTGGCAGCAAATGGCCAGCCGTGAAGGTGTGCCGCTGGCATGCCAATCACTACACACGCGCGGGTCATTGGGATGTCGCGGTTGCATTTACACCGCTGATCAAGCAGATGGAGGTCACACGATGAGTCGACCAGCACGCATCACACAGCGGCAGGTGCCGCAGTACATCGCAGCGCTGCAGCCGTTCACGGCTGCGGCGCTGTCAGGCCGAAGCGTCGCACCTCATGCATGGGGTACTCTCCGCGCCTACGACCAGCAGATGTATCGCAGCGCATGGTCGCGCTGTGACTATGTCGTGCTGTCGTACGCCACGCCAATCGCGTGGCACCTGCCAGACTACGGCTGGTGGCAGGTCGACACACGGTTCTCGGTCACGACCAGCAGGCACCAGTCACTGGTGCGCAGAGGTATCGCAGACTCAGATGCCACAGAGGTGGCACAGCAGACTGCGACAGTGGCGACAGCAGCACCTGCTGCGGCCGTAGTAGATGGGGAGGCCTGACATGATCAGAGACACACAGTACCAGCGCGATCAGCGACGCTGGAGGCAGCAGGCACGACAGCGCTCGACAGCGACGATCATCATCATGGTGGTGTCACTGGCCGTCATGGCGCTGGTAGCGGGTGGCCGCTGATGGCCAGCATCGCGCGCTTCGTACGCGCACCACAGCGCAGCGCTGCATGGCTGGCACTACGACAGCAGGGTATCGGCGGGTCTGATGTGCCAGCGATCCTCGGCCTGTCACCGTACAAGTCACGGCTGACGCTGTGGCTGGAGAAGCGCGGCGAGATCGACCCTGTGCCAGTAGGCGAAGCGGCCGAGCGCGGCGTGATCCTAGAGGATGCGGTCGCCACCATGTACAGCAGGAAGACAGGCCGTCGCCTGCGCCAGTCACATGGCATGTATGTCAGGCGCGACGCACCGTGGAAGTACGCCAGCCTCGACCGTCTGACGGTCGGCAGCGATCCACGCATCGTCGAAGTCAAGACCAGCGCATCGCCAGCATGGTCGCTGCATCCTGTGCCGCCAGATGTGGTGGCGCAAGTCAGGTGGCAGATGATCGTCACAGGCCTGCGCACTGTCGACATCGCGGCGCTGCTGGGTGGTCTGGTATTTCGTGTCGAGACGGTAGAGGCAGACGATGCCATACATGCTGAGATCGAGGCCGAGGTGACCGACTTCTGGCAGTCGATCGTGGATGGCGTGCAGCCACCGCCTACACACCTTGACACTAGCCTGCTCGGCACGGTCTACCGTGGCCAGCCTGATGAGACGATCTACGGCACACAGACAGACGCAGCGCTGCTGCGTCGATATCTAGATGCACGCGCTGCAGCAGCCAGCGCAGATAGGGAGGTCGCAGATGTAGAGGTACAGATCAAGGATGCGATGCGTACAGCCACTCGGCTGGATGCAGACGGCATCGTCGCGACATGGCGTGAGGCCGCAGGGCGCGAGTCGATTGACTGGGAGGCCATCGCACGATCGACTGCGATGTCACACTCGGATCTCGACATCATGATCAGCAACCACCGCAAGGTGTCTGCACCAGTACGACGATTCGTCGTCAAGGAGATCGCACATGACTGACCGTACCTATCCACAGACACTGGCGCGGGTGTCACTCGACGAGCGGCGCGAGATTTCCAGTGACGCTGCGGCGCTGCATTTCAGCGGCCGACTACATCAGCGCGGGATGATGGTGCTCGCACACCGCGCTGCAGGCGACTCGCATCGGCAGATCGCCGCTGTGCTCGGCTGCTCGCGCCAGTGGGTGCGACAGATCGAGGTTGACGCACTGGCCACACTCAACGCCGCTGCTGCTGATCAGGTGACAGCATGACGGCCGCTGAGATCCTCGCAGCGCTGGAGGCACCCTTCACGCCAGACCAGATCAGACAGCGTGTCGGCCGTGGCGGCATCCAGTTGTCGTGGGTCGACGCACGCACCGTGGCCGCTCGACTCGACGCTGTGCTCGGCCTCTCGGGGTGGTCGTGGCACATCGAGCGTCAGCAGGATGGTGTCGTGCTGGGTACGCTCACCGTCACGCTGCCAGACGGCACAACGGTCGTGCGTCAAGACTACGGCTACATGACAGGTGGCAGCGGCGAGGATCTGAAAGAGGCCGCCAGCGATTGCCTGCGCAGGTGCGCCAGCCTGTACGGTGTCGGCCGAAGCCTGTACCAGCACGGTGCGCATGCTGAGGTGCCAGCACTGATGCCGCGACAGCCACGCGCTGCGGTGGCACCAGCACAGTACGACGAGGCCGCAGCGGCGACCGAGCGCACGATGCTGGAGAAGGCACACGCGTTGTTTGGCAAGGCCAACGCTGAGATCGAGGGTGGTGCGACTTGTCCTGCGCATGCGACTGCATGGGTGCTGCGACCGTCAGGTGTCAGCAGCAAGACTGGCCGTGAGTATCCAGCGTTCTATGCCTGCACATCGCGTGATGGCGATGGCTACTGTCGGCGACGACCAGCGGCAGCGTGGATCGCTGCGCAGTCGACACCGTCAGCGCCAGCATCTGACGACAGCAGCAGCCTCGAAGAGTTGCCGTTCTAGTGGCGGCGCGAGATCGACGCTGGCTATCAGACGAGCGCACGGTCGCCTTCCGCGCAGCGGTACGCGCTGCTCGGCAGGGTGGCCGTGGAGTGGCTGGCATCGGCGAGGCGCTGATCGAGCATGGCATCAGTCGCGACTGGCTGCGTGACCGTGACTTCGGCCGCGCACCAGTGACGGCCGAGGATGTGACGACGCTGCAGGCACTGCTAGACACAGCGCAGCAGATCGTGGGTCGATACGGTGCCGTCAACTATGCAGTGCAGCAGACGGCTGCAGCCAGATCAGCACGCGCAGCGCGTGGCGAGGTCGCCGCGATGCGTGAGGTGGTCGCAGCGTTTTGCGTGCAGTGCAGTGACAAGGCGTGCTACGACGCGACCTGTGTGCTGCGACCGATCTCGCCACTGCCGCTGCGTGGGTCTGCGTTCGTGAATGATCCGCTAAGTAGCAAGTAGATGGAGGCAGTACATGTCATGGATCAAGGTTGACACTCGGATGCTGCGCGACGCGCGCATCGTAGATCTCGACGACGCAGCGCTGCGACTATGGATCGCCACGCTGTGTGAGGCCTACCATCAGTCACCGCGCGGTGTGTACCAGTCAGACCGTGTGTGGCGCGCATGCGTCGCAGGCATGGCTGACGCTGCGCACCTAGATGTGCTGGTCTCGGCTGGCCTGCTGTCAGTGACCGAGATCGGCGAGATCGTGGTGGTCGCGTGGGATCGCCACCAAGTCGACCCTACTGCGGCGGCACGCTCGCGACGGTATCGTGACAGTCACGCGACGGCACCGTCACGCGAGCGTCACAGTGACAGTCACGGCAGCGTCACGCCTGAGAGTAGAGGAGAGAAGAAGAGAACTAATCTAACTGTGGAGACTGTGGAAAAGCGGCGACGGCCGTCGATGCGACGGCCGATGACGATCGCTGAGATCGTAGGCGGTGATCAGTGACCACTCTGGCGCTGCGACCATCTGACTGGATCGGCCTCGCAGTGATCGCAGGTGCGCGTACCTCAGCAGGCAACGGTCGACGACTACCGTCACGCGATCGCGGTGCAGAGCGCAACATGCGCAACGATCTCATCGGCTGTGTGGGCGAGTACGCTGCGATCGTCGCAGTAGAGGATCGAGGCCGTGAGGTGATCCATACGATGTTTGACTGCGCCACACCAGTGGCCGAGGCTGATCTGATTGTCGATGGTGTAGGCTACGACGCGAAGGCGAAACCACTGGAGGCAGGGCGCGACAAGATGATCTTGGCCAGACGATCAGTAGCGACGGCGACGCGCAAAAACATCTCAGCGTTCGTGCCTGTGCTGTCGTCGTTCTACAGCCACACGGCTGTGATCGGCCGTCGCATCCCCATCGCTGATGCTGCTGCCATGCCGCTGGAAGATTTCGGCTACGGTGCCGCACACTGGATCGCGCTCGACGACATGTGCGACCGCTACTTCGACCAGTCGATCGCACAGATCTGGAGGCTGTGCAGCGGGTCAGTCTTCGTGGATGATGGCGACATGATCATGACGGCTGCGATGGCACACGGTGCCACGCTCGGCGCGGCGCGCATCTCTGAGATCACGGCAGGCCAGTCGACACGCGATGGCGTGCAGGCACTGGCGCTGTCGTTCGTGGCCGATCGTGAGCGCAGGCTGGTGTCAGCATGAGTGGTCAGACGCTGATCGCGATCGCAGGTCGACAGGGTAGCGGCAAGACCACAATGGCAGCGACGCTGGTCACCAGCGGGTCTGTGCGCCTCAGCATCGCAGCGCCGATCAAGCGCATGATCCGCGACGCATACGGTGACCACGGCAAACAGCAGATCATCCACTGCGGCGGGGAGTCGATGACGGTGCGCGAGATGTACCAGCGCATCGGCGCGGCGCTACGCAGCGTCGACTCTGATCTACTCATGCGCATGCTGCAGCCAGACCTCGAGGCCGCGATGGCGGCAGGGTATAGCGTGGTGGTCGACGATGTGCGTCTGCAGGCTGAGGCCGATTGGCTGCGAGCGCGTGGCTTCTACATCATCCGACTGTGGGTGCCTGCCGACATCAGGCGGCTGCGCCTCGGCCACGACCTGATCGGCAACGACGACGCGACCGAGGCCAGCGTCGATGACATCACCGCTGACACCGTGATCGAGGATCTCGGCAGCGTCGACGAGCGCATGCAACTGGCTGGCCGATCGTGAGCGCACTAGCGACACTCGACACGATTCTGGCCGTGATCATCGCTGTATCGCTGCTGGTACCGCCAGCAGCCGAGCGCAGACGATCAGCGCTGAGTGTGGCGCTGGCGTTCATGCTGGTGGTAGCGCTGCTGCTGTCAGCCATAGCACTGGATGGAGGCAGACCATGACGATCGGTACTCGAGACCCCAGCGTGGTGTCAGTATTCACAGTCGACGGTATCGACCTAGAGGTGGTGCGCGGCACCTACACAGACGGCAGCGCAGCGCTGACGGTGCGTGAGGCCATGTCACACGACCCTGTGGCCACGCTGTCTGTGTGGCTAGAGGATGAACCTCTGCCAGCCGACCACATCTGGCTGAAGACATACAGCGAGAACGCGCAGATCGCGCGCATCGTGCTGGCCACTGGCTGCCTCGAGGAGACACACCATGTGACGCAGGCAGGGTATGCGATGGTGCATGGCTACCGTATCGACGAGGTGTCGCATGACTGACTACTTCGACGAACCGACGCTGTTTGACCTACCGCCGATCGCGCCGCGCGATCTGTTTGAGTCGTTTGGCCAGCCACCGTTCTCTGTGCTGGATCGTCGCAGCGGTGCGTGGCAGGATCGTCGACGACGCTGGCTGTCGCTAGGCATCCGATCCGAGGTAGGCCGAGACGACACGCTGACCTACGAATACAACGACGGCAAATACGACTTCAGTCGCAAGATGATGGCGGTCGGCGACGGCACCAGCATCTTCGACCCTGTCACGGCAGAGTGTGCCGTGCGCTGGTACAGCGCGGCAGGCGGCACGGTACTCGATCCGTTCGCAGGCGGCAGCGTGCGCGGCATCGTGTCGTCTATCCTCGGCCGCGAGTACATCGGCGTGGATCTACGGCCTGAGCAGGTCGCAGCCAACTACGATCAGCAGCACATCGCAGACCCTGATCACCTGCCGCAGTGGATCACTGGCGACTCGCGTCGCCTCGACGACCTGCTGCAGCCAGACCAGCGCGCCGATCTGGTCTTCTCTTGTCCCCCGTACTTCGACCTCGAGCAGTACAGTGACGATCCAGACGACCTGTCAGCGATGACATGGGATCAGTTCTGTGTCGCGTACGGCGAGATCATCCGACTGGCCGCCACTCGGCTGCGCGAGGATCGGTTCGCGGTCTGGGTGGTCGGCGAGGTGCGCGACAAGCGCGGCCTGCTGCGTGGCCTGATGCCTGAGACGGTGCGTGCCTTCGAGGCCGCTGGTCTGCGGTACTACAACAGCGCGGTGACGGTCGACCCTACAGGCAGCGCTGCGCTACGCGCTCGGCCGTACTTCAACTCGAATCGCAAACTGGTCACGCTGCATCAGCATGTGCTGGTCTTCGTCAAGGGTGATCCGAAGCGCGCCGCTGCGTACTGCAAATCGGCTGACGAGGCCGTGGCTGATGAGGCAGACGATGAGTGAGACCGAGCGCGGTCGTAGAGGCCGCACAGCACGACAGCGCGGCAATCAATTCGAGCGCGACATCGCGCATCGCGTAGGTGGCGGCGCTCGTCGTGTCGGTCAATTCGGCGACAAGGTCGATGTAGACGCTGGCTGGCTGCGCGCGCAGTGCAAGGTCGGCCTGTCATATCCTGAGCGGCTGGATGGATGGCTGCGCGCCATACCGTACCGTCACGACTCACTGCGCGCGGTGATCGTAGGTGACAGGCCGAAGGCTGGCACGCGTCGTCGCACCATGATCGTACTCGACCTCGACGAGTACCTCGCATGGTACGGTACGCTCACAGATGACACACCGTAGACTGCATCTCATCGCACATCTCGCACTGGCGCTGGCTGTGCTGTGTCTAGCGATGGCGATCGGTACCGATCGCGTCATCGCACCTGCGCCACCACCACCATCTGTCATGGTCGACCAGCCACCAGTGCCATCAGTGCCACCAGCCGTCACGGTGACTGGCATCGCGACATGGTACGACGCGTCACGCAACCATGCGTGGTACACGCGAGGCACTGACGCTGTTGCTTTTTATGGCGCAGCGTCACCATATCTGCGCAGCCTGCGTGACTTCAGATGGGGAGGCGCGCAGTATCGCGTACTCATCCGCTCGCATCTCACTGGCCGAGAGGTCGTCGTCGTCGTGACAGACACCTGCTCATGCTACGGCCGCCGCGATCTGATCGGAGACGAACCACTGATCGACCTCGCACCTGCAGTGTGGGAGGCCTTGGGTGTGCGACTCGGTCGCGGCATCATGGCCATTGACCTGACGCTTCTGCCGTGACAGATGAGTGGTCGTCACTGGTGATCTGGCTGCGCAGCGTAGAGGATGCACGACCACTGCAGACACACACGCGACATCTCGCGGCTGACGGCCACTACGATCTGTCGCCACTCTTCATGATGTGGCTGGATCGGCCAGATGCATGTGTCGTCTACGGTGACGGTCGTCGCGACTACAGATGGCCACTGCGCGCAGCGCTGTCACGCATCGACCGTCTACCTGTACCGCATGCACTGCCGCGATATGGCGTGACCATCCGCGCATACGAATCATCTGGCTGCAACCTAGATGCGACTGCGTCAGCGCTCGCACCACAGTGGCCGATCTGCGGTGATCTCCCCACCCTGCAGCGGCACCTGCTGGATGGCCTGCGGCTGGCACAGACGGCCTACAGAGTGACCGCCTAATGGCTGTTTTTGTGCTCAATTCGGGGGGGTAGACAGACTGCAACAGGGGGTGTACCTTGTGCAAGTCAGAGATAGACAGGTGGTCACCAGACCACATCTGACATGGAGGTAACGAAATGGCAGAGACGCAGTACACACACAGCACGACTGGTGCATGCCAGTTCGTAGGTGACGCAGGTCTGGCCGTGGTGGCCGAGATCAACATCGCCAATCGTCGCAGCAGCGACCCAGCGTTCATCGTGTGGTTCACGCTGACTGATGGCACTGGCACCCTCACCGCCGCGACCTACGCTGACGCGTATGCGATCGGTCTCGCACTGGCGACCTACGGCATGGCCGCAGGCGAGCGCGTCAAGTTGGAGATTCAGCGTGGTCTCGCACCAACGCTGGTAGGCCTGACGGCAGCAGCATCGACGGTGCGATCATGACCGCCACGACACAGGTCGCACGCGAGGTCTGGTACTGGGGCGGCGACGACAACGAGTACCTGCACTGCGTGTGCGACAGCGCCAACCAGCGCGACCTCGGTCGTCAGGATGGCATCAAGGTCTGCGATGACTGCGATCGCGTCGCTGACTTCGTAGACAACGACGAAGGCGGTGAGTGGGTGGTACGCCAGCCACGCATCGACACCACCGTGTATGTCGTCACTGAGGCACAGCAGACCGAGGCAGCGCGGGTCATCGCGACCATGCACTGCACTGACGATGCGCTGGCCTACGCTGAGACCATTGGGTGTGACCGTGAGTTCGGCACCGTCACAGGTGACGATGTACGCGTCGCATGGGCGATCGCTGACATGGTCTGGCGTGACGGCAGCCGTCAGGCCACGGCACACATGCTGTGGCACATGTCGACCATCGTGCCGCTGGATGGCTGCGCTGAGTGTGCCGCGCGCGGCGCTCACGGTGACCGTGTACGCGCGATCAGGCGCTCGGCCGCCTACGCCATGTCTGACATGGTGATCTACGCCACCACGACTGTGGAGAGGATGGGTATCCTGCGCCTCATCGCGGCAGACGAGATCGCTGCTGGTACGCAGGCACGCGTACAGGTACGGTACGCCTGATGTCGACCAGTCATCTGGTACGCGCGCCACAGGGTCACAGGTACGCTGGCCTGTCACTGCTCATCACTGAGGTGCAGCATGTGGCGATCAGTCGTGGCACCTACTCGCGCGCACCACTGACTGACTGGCGGCAGATCGTGCCGTGGTCGGCCGTGCCAGAGGTGGCGGCGCAGGCAGACCGAGATCAGGTATCGTGGCGACAGGCTGCGGCCACATGGCTGCAGATGACACATGAGGGTGCGCGGCTGAATACGCGCACCCTCACCGCACTGGAGGCGTAGCAGATGGCAGCACCACGCAAGACAGCAGTCACTGGCGGCGCTCGGCCGCAGACATGGCCAGCACGGCCGTGCAGCGGCTGCAGCGCACTGATCACGGCAGCGCCAGACGCGCTGCGGGTACAGTCGATCTACTGGCTAGAGACTGGCGCACGACGGCAGTCATGGCGCTGGCTGCACAGGCGGTGCGCCTGATGGCAGGCGAGGTAGAGGATGACAACAGCGATGCTGACCACCTCGGCGAGTGTGTCGTGTGTGGGAGGTACCGCAGGCAGATCAAGGCTGGTACGGTTCGGCCGTGCTGGCAGTGGCAGAGAGTGAAGGAGGCAGACGATGACGACTCGACAGATGCATGAGATGACACACCGTGAGCGCGTCGCAGCGCGCAGGCAGACCGAGGCACGGCAGGCCGTACGCGAGGCGATCAGTGCAGGGGTGACATATCTGGTGCTGGTCGCAGCGGTTGTGATGGTGCTGGTGGCTGGCCAGTGACCCTGCGGCATGCGTCGTTCTTCAGCGGCGCTGGCGGCACTGACCTCGGGTTCGAGGCAGCAGGCATAGAGACAGTCAGTGTCTCGGAGATCGACCCATATGCCAGCGCGGTGCTGGCGCAGCGATGGCCATCAGTGCCAAATCTCGGCGACATACAGCGCATCAGCGCTGGGGAGGTACCACATGCAGACATCTGGTCAGGCGGTTTCCCGTGTCAGGATCTCAGCAACGCAGGCAGACGACGAGGCTTCGCAGACGGCACACGATCCAGTCTCGCCTTCACCTACCTCGACCTTGTGGAGTCACGCAGACCTCGGTGGGTCGTCATGGAGAATGTACGCGGCCTGCTCACCTCAGCACACGGCCGCGATTTCGGCCGCCTCATCAGTGAGATGGCCGACCTCGGGTATGGTGTGGCGTGGTCAGTGCTACACGCTACAGACCACGGCGTGCCGCAGCGTCGAGCGCGTGTCTTCGTTGTGGGATCTCATGCGTCAGACCGCGCCGCGCAGGTTCTTCATGAGTGTGACGGCTGCGCTCGGCATCCTGCGCCGCATGGATCGCAGACAGCGATCACTACCAGTGGCACTGCGCATGGCGCTGGAGGCCTCAGCAGCGGGAGACTCGACACAGATCAGACGGCTGACACCACTAGAGACCGAGCGCCTGATGGGATGGCCAGACCATCACACACTGGTGCGCGGCTGGATGCGAGACCAGACCTGATTGCCTTCCCTGCACACCTCAGCATGCACCCCTCACGGTTTGACTCGCAGGTCGACACGCTCACCAACACATCATCAGGCGCACCAGCCGTGACCGCCTTCACCTACCAGACACAGGCCAACGGTGCGATCACACAGGGGGTCGCGCCAACGATGGTGCCGTCTACTGGTGCCATCGCTGTGCAGTCAGCGTCAGTCGGCACGGCCGAGGATGACCCCATGCTACCCAGAGGCCTCGACGCGCACAGGTACAGATGCTGTGGCAACGGCATCGTCGCGCCAGTGGCTGAGTGGATCGGCCGCCGCATCGTGGCTGTCGACGCTGAGTGGCACCGTGCGACTGGCGGCCGCTACGGTGAGACTGCCTAGTCATCATGCGCACCTGTCTGGTCTGCCGTGACGACTGGCCTGCTGACGCTCAGTTCTATGACCGCGATGCGCTGGTCTGCCACGCCTGCATCTCCGAGGGTGCGTCGATGCAGCGACCGAGCAGGCCGCGCACGCGTGGGTACCGCACACCAGATCAGATACGCCAGCATCAGCGCGCCAAGTACCTGCGCCACCGTGACGCGTATCGCGCGCGAGATCGCGCGTACTACGCCGCACACCGTGACGAGATCAACGCCAGCCGTCGTGCCACTCGCGCGCTAGGTCGCCTGATAGACTGTTGATAGATCCGATTGGATCTAGTGCCTCATGGCACCACGGCCAGCGGCCGCCTTCACCGCTGGCCGTGTCTACTCTCGATTGCGCGACCTCGGCGCAGGCGCACCATACACAGCACGGTACAGGCCGCGCGCCTTGCGGTACTCCATAGCCAGTAGTCGATCAGCATGCTGCACCCTATGCGCTGGCAGCCATACACGGTGCAGGCGCATCGTCTCGGCTGACCAGATGGCTGTGTGGTAATCCTCGACGATCAGGTGGCCGACCTCATGCAGTATGGTCTGGCGATCCTGACCACCACACAGGGTGAGCGTGTGTGTCTCCCAATCGGCCTCAGCACAGAAGCAGGCGACGCGTCGTCGACCATCTCTGCGCCTCGGGTGATGGTGCAGATGCACCTCGTCTAGTCGCACACCCTCGGCATCCACAACGCGCTGCAGGTAGCGCAGGGTAGGCTGCCATCTGGCCACATCATCTGCTGGCTTCTCTGGAGGTACAACGACGATCATGGCGACAGTGTAGATGCACCAGCGACCCTGCCTCGACTGCGGCGTACTCACGACCACAGCCACGCGCTGTGGATCATGCCGCCGCGCTGTAGATCGACGCAGGCAGGCCGAGCGCGGCCAGCAGCCGTATCAGTCACGCGCATGGCGCACACTCAGCAAGGCAACGCGCACCGCTCGGCCGTGGTGCGAGATGTGTGGCCGCACTGATGACCTCACCGTGGATCACCTCGACGCGATCAGCACTGGTGGCGCGCTGCTGCCGTCACCTGATCGACTGAGGGTGCTATGCAGGCCGTGTCACGGCCGAGCAACAAAACATAGGCGACAGCGCGACGCAGACGCGAGATGAGGTCACAGACCATGTACAGACCCCAAATGCCATACCAAACGCCACAGCGTGGCGCAAACATGTCTTGGCGGCCATATAGGGGGGCGGTCGAGAATCTGCCGAGCGTGAGGGGTCGGCTAT